CCAGGAAATTCCACTGGTACGTTTAACATCGTTCCAGGAAATGCGACCGGTACGTTTAACAAAGTTCCTGGCACTGGCGTTAGTTTCAATATCGTTCCAGGTAATGCGACTGGTACATTTAACATTGTAGCTGGTAATGCCACTGGTACTTTCAATATCGTACCAGGAAATATTGCTAACTACAACATCATTTTCCCAGGAACTGGCACCTTTAACAAAGTTCCAGGTAATATCTCTGGTTACAACATCATTTTCCCAGGAACAGGTACGTTTAACATCGTTGCTGGAACAGGAACAGGTACGTTTAATAAAGTTCCTGGTCCTGGAACTGGCACTTTTAATATTGTGCCAGGAAATTCCACTGGTACGTTTAACGTTGTTCCAGGCAACGTGTCAGGATATAACGTCGTTCCAGGTAACGTGGCAGGATATAACGTCGTTCCAGGTAACGTGGTAGGTTATAATGTCGTGCCAGGTACCGGCACAGGCAATTATAATGCTACTCCGGGCAATAAAGCTACCAATGCATTTGTCAGTCCAAAATATGGATATACACCGGCTTTTTATAATGCTCCATCTCCTGGGCCTCAGAACTTTAACGCGCCTTCGAATGGTCCTGCAAACTTTAATGCTCCTTCAAATGGTCCAGCAAACTTCAATGCGGCTAGCAACGGCCCAGCAAACTTCAATGCGGCGAGTAATGGTCCTGCAAACTTTAACGCTGCAACGAACGGTCCTCAGAATTTCAATGCACCGACTAATGGCCCTCAAAACTTTAACCCTGCTACCAACGGTCCTCAAAACTTCAACGTAGCAAACGGTCCAGCAAACTACAATGCACCTACTAACGGTCCTCAAAACTTCAACGTAGCAAACGGTCCAGCAAACTACAATGCTCCGACTGGAGGTCCTCAAAACTTTAATGCACCTACAAATGGTCCTCAGAATTTCAATCCTGCTACCAACGGTCCACAAAACTTTAATGCACCAACCAATGGTCCTCAGAACTTTAACCCTGCGACTAACGGGCCTGCAAACTTTAATCCAGCTACCAATGGTCCTCAAAACTTCAATGCACCGACTAATGGTCCACAGAACTTTAACGTAGCAAACGGTCCACAAAACTTTAACGTAGCAAACGGTCCAGCAAACTACAATGCACCTACTAACGGTCCACAAAACTTTAATCCTGCTACCAACGGTCCACAAAACTTCAATCCTGCAAACAATGGGCCTCAGAACTTTAACCCTGCTACCAACGGTCCTCAGAACTTTAATACACCAACTCCAGCTGTTCCTGGAAATCCATCGAATACGCTTGGTATTACTTTCCCAGGATCAAATGCTGGGGGCACACCTGCACCAGTAATAAATAGTCAGACGGCAAGTTACTATGCTTATCCCGACGGAGCTACGCATTCGGTAACTGTAGCGCCCGGAGGATATATAGATATTACCATTGAATAAGTGATTTGATAAGGATTTACTATGCCATATAATATCCCTAAGTATGGGAAACAATTGAACTGCTTCGCTGTATGGACAGGAGGATTTACTCCTGAAGAAGTCGATATGATTATCGACTTAGAAAAACTTCAACAATTTGAAAAAGGTCAAGTTGGGCTCGATAAGAATGCTCCAGCTCCTGCTGAAACGCGAGATTCAGATATCTCATGGATACACCATGATCAACACAGCGATTGGTTATTTCAGCGAATGTCAGGAATCGTTTCTGTCGTAAACTACGATAATTTTATGTATGACATCGAAGGCGTCGAAGCTTTTCAATACACAAAGTACGGACCAAATCAACACTATACGTGGCACTGGGATGTCGAGTTCGGTTGGCAGAAATATATAAGAAAGATATCTGCATCTCTACTTCTTTCGGATCCAAGTGAATATGAAGGTGGAGAGTTAGAGATTGTAAACAACGGAAACTTTGAAGACAAAGTTTCGTTTAAACCGAATAAAGGTGATATCGTATTCTTCGCTTCATGGATGCCGCATCGAGTGAAGCCAATTACGTCAGGAACTCGTAAGAGTCTTGTAGCATGGGTAATGGGTGAAAGAGAATGTTGAGTTGGAATCCTTTTAAGAAGAAACCTATCATTGAGTTTTATTGCCATCGTGATGATGTAGCTACATTGCCGCAACCAAAACCTGCAGCTAAACATATACCCGATTGGTATAAGAGAATTCCTCCTCTTATTACAGATGGGAATAATGATCGTGACTGGTCTGGATCACACAGTTTTACTGCAAAAAAATGTATGCCAATGATAGACGCCATGTCATTAGGTTATGTTATTCCTCTTATCGGCGACTTGACAGTCAGATCAAATCACGATTGCAGTACGATTGAAGTGACATCTTCTCCACAGATCAACGTATGTGAGTTTCATGACATTCGACAACTGGGAGAAAGATCTGCTCCAGGATTTCCTGCGCCTCCTCTCAAGTTTGTCAATCCATGGATCGTAAAGACTGCTCCGGGTTGGTCTACTCTTTTCGTAGCACCGATTAATAACTTTGAAAGTCATTTTACTTGTCTGTCAGGATTAGTCGATACTGATACGTATCCAAAGGAAGTCAATTTCCCTGCAATCTGGCATACTCCAAATGCTGACGTACTTCTACCAGCTGGAACTCCATTGATAGTCGCAATTCCAATTAAGCGCGATGCTATCCCATCAAAGCCTACGGTAAGAGATATGAAAGAACCAGAACAACACTTGATCAATCTCATATCGAAGATGCAAAACACACGCCGAGGTGTATATACAAAAGAACTGAGAGTACCAAGAAAATGAAAGATCTGTTTTCTTTTTTAAAACCAAAGAAAGATATTCAATTCGTAGACACTAAAAAGTTATCTTATCATAACTTTTCTGTCGAACGCGCCGTTGACGTTCCAACAAATACTCGTAAAGTCCAACAAGACAAGTATGGCAAACATCTGATGCCATACTGTCCTGGAATTTTAGATTATGCCCAATTTGGGTATATCATTCCAGCTTGGGTAGACATTCATATCATGGCAAATAAAGCTGGCACTTCTTGGTATTTGGGTGATAGAGGCCCAAGAGGAGATCGTGGTTTTGACAATGGCGTGAAGATGGATGAAAAGTTTGTAGAAGGCGCATTTACTCCGATTGGAATTAATCCTACTGCAATCTTGTTTCCATCGCCTTGGAAAATCTTTACACAAAAAAACATCAGCGCGTTGTTAATGCCTGCATTCTATCATTCTACTTTCCTTGAAGATTTATATGTAACCCCGGGTTTGGTAGATTATAAAAACTTTCATATCACAAACTTCATCTGTATGCCGAAGAGAGAATGTAATGTTCATATTAAGGCAGGAGATCCTTTGTTACACGTGATTCCTTTTCTCAATAAGGATATCACTGCTTCTGTTGGTCCTGCTACTGATGAGATGATAGATAAAACTACAAATCTCATTCCTGGTGACGATAAGCAATACTATCGAAAGTTTATGGGAGTGAAAAAGAAATTTAATATGCAAAAAGAAGAGAATAAACAATGAACATTTTTGTTTCAGTATGCTCGTACCAAGATCCTTTACTTCCTCATACTATCAAGAGTATGATGCAAACCAAATCAAATAGAAACAATGTAGTCTATTCGATCTTTGAACAGACGCGTTATGAGGATTCTTTGGCTTGTACAGAACCTGTACTCGTAAGCAGAGATGATGTCATCTATAAAAGAATCGATCCTGAATATTCCGATGGTTGTGTTTGGGCAAGATATATTAATATGCTAAACTTGACAAACGAGTACGACTTCATCTATCAAGTTGACTCTCATATGTTACACGATCTCAATTGGGATCGCTCTCTCGTGGAAGATTATAAGAGAGCGATGGATATGGCTGGAACAAATAAAGTAATCATCACTGGATCATGCAAATCATTTTCAATAGAAGAAGTAGATGGCGAGATTAAAACTTATCCTCGTCATGATGAATATGATGCTTGTCAAGTCAAGTACTACACTATCGATCCTTATAATTTTATTCCAGATGTTCACGGAGATCAGATTCCATCAACTGATATGCCTCGTCCGGCGTTTCATATTATGGCCGGAAACTTCTTTACGCATACCGACTGGATCGATGAAGTCGGTTTAGATCCAAAGATCTTCTTTACAGGAGAAGAAATCATGATGACGATGATGTCATATGCTGCTGGATATAAGATGTTTCATCATAGTAAGATAGTATCATATCATCTTGAGAACACCGGGAATTGGCATACGAAAACTCCTCCAGAAGATGCAAAAGCTGCTCGTAGAAGAGAAATTCTTGCTGAAATTGGTGTGTGGAGATGGAAGCAATATCTCGAAGCGTGTAGAGAAGATCTTCTTCTTGAGTTTCACAAGGAATTCGGAGTAGATTTTATTAATTTGGAAATTGAAGATCGCGCAAAGACTTATAGTCTTGATGTCATTCCTGGTAAAGTTGATATCCTTGCTATTTCGAAGAAACCAAAGAAGAAAGTAAAATTGCCTAAAACTCTTTTTATGAGTGAAGACGAAGAATGATATCTTAGATAAATATCTAAGAAAACTTATCAATAAAGAAAGCAATGCTCGATGTTCTTAAGGAGCGTAGATAGAACGTATCATCTATTTGTATTACAACTAGCGATGCCTATCATCGCAGTATGGGCAACCATAACATATTTTTCATGGCCATGGGTATTAGCTTCCGTAGTCATGTTTTTCCTTATGCGTTGTGTTGGATCTGTGGTAACTTATCATCGAATTCACGGGCATAGAACACATACGATGCATCCTATCGTAGAGTTTATTTGTACTGGTCTTGGATTTTATGGAAGTATCTCTTCACCAATAGACTTTTGCGCGGCGCATGTTAATCATCACAAATACATGGATACAGAGAAAGATCCGCATTCTCCTAAGTATCTTGGATGGAAAGCTATGTTTCCACTCTTTTGGGTAAATCGTCAGTCCGGAGATCTTCGAACTATTATCAGATTAAGTAAAAACAAGATTACGATGTTCTATCATGATTATTATTGGCCTCTACTTCTTATTCCATTCTTACTACTTTTTGTATCTCTCGAAGCATTCTTGTTTTTGTTTGTAGTTCCTACAGGGATTTCTTTGTTTACACTTTCAATATCTACTCTGAATCATGATAAAAATGGACCAAAAAGAATGTCATGGTGGTATGGAATATTAACAGGTGGAGAACATCATCATGACTGGCATCACAATCATGCAACAGACACGAGCGGAGAAGGCTGGCTCGATTATGTTGCCAATGCAGTAGGCACAAAAAGGGTTAAAAGATGAATATCGTAACTACTACAATTAATGACTTATCAGAAGTCGATTTCGATGATCTATACGAGAGATCAAGAGATGCTATCGATGTAAATTGGCCAGCAGATTCTTCTCTTACGGGTGAAGAAAGAAAGGCTAAAATCATAGAAATCATTACGAGTGGGATTAATAATGAGTGGCCCGGTTTAAATGCTCATAGCCCAAATGATGAGTATTTTATGGCCAAATCTGTAGATACTGATACTAATAAAGTCATGGCACTAGTATGCGGATATATTATAGATGGAGATACTCATGATGGAAGACATTCACTTGCAGCTGCAGATGAAAATGGTTCAAGAAATTGGCTTTATTCAGAACAGACTCGTGCCTCACAAAATCAATATCAAAGAGATAATGGTATAACTAAATTGCTTTTTAGAAATATTCCTACAAATTCTGTTATGCATAAAATTATTAAACGCCGAGCAAATGCCGGAGATTATGAAGTTATAGAAGAAACTTTAGGATTTGGAGAAGGTTTTACAAATATAAAAGTATTACTAAATCTATGAAGTTTCTATTGAATGTAGGTGCCGAGAAAGCTGGCACTACTTGGTTATATGATTATTTTCGAAACCACCCAGAATTCTATGATATGGGAAAAGAACTCAATATCATTCAGAGAGATGATTTGGTTCCTATCTTAGAAGACGTAGACGAATATAGAAAAGATATAGAGTCTTTCTTTCGAACAGTTTCAAGTGTAAATCAAGTGACAGGCGACTTCACACACTATGAAGGCTCGAGCGAAAACGTTTTTCGACTCGTAAAGAATGGCTTACTAAAATATGATATCGAAGTAGTGCCAGTTTATATTATGCGAGATCCTATTCGCAGAGCTTGGTCCGCTTGGAATTCTCTCGGAGGAGGTAAGATTTCAACTAAATCGACAGCTTCACAGTTTGTGATGACTAATTTTATGTCATGCAAATATAGAGAAACGATAGAAGCTCTAGACAATGTTTTTGCCAATCCGCTCTATTTCTTCTATGAAGATTTTTTTACTCAAGACAATATCAATAAGATATGCGATGAGTTGCAGATTTCTCATCTGCCGGCAGAATGCGACATCAAAATCAATGCTTCTCCGTATAAGAAAATACCAGACGCTTTCTTGAAAACTTTTGGCAAATCTTCGAAGAACGTGACTGCAGTTAAATATATTTTTGAAAGATTTGAAAATGTACCATGGAAACTCGAGGATTATTCATAGATCTACTGTCGACGAAGATGTTCGCCTAAGATTGCTTGAAGGTTTAAATAGTCCTACGCAAATGCATTACTTTGATCGTAACGAGGCTATGAACGCAACAGACGAAGCTGTACTCGAGTTTCTCGATAGAGAACAGTTTAACTGTAATAAAACTCACATCGAATATTGGTATCAGTCTCAACAAGGTTCTGGAGATCTGTGGCCTCACGTGGACTTTAATGAGAAGCTTCGTTATAGAATTGATGCTGGAGAACAATTAAAACCAGAAGAACTGATGTCTCCAATCACCATCGCATGTTATTTAGAGGCAACTGATCTTGAAGGCGGAGAATTCTGCATCTCTGAAAGAAGTTGGTTAGACTATGAAAAAGAACTCAACGATCCAGTAGATTTAAAAGAAGAGTTGCTCAAATATACGCACGAATCTTTTCAACCCTTCGAAGGCGCAGTGTTATACTTCGAGGGCAGTCGATACTATCATTGGATCAACGAAGTCAAACGAGGATCTCGTAAAAGTATATTGATTAATTTCTGGGATGAGTGTAGCCTTAAGTCCACTTAGTTCCATGGCGAGAACTGTATTTTGTTTCAGGATCGTATGCTGCAAAGTCTTCGTAGCGAGGATCTCCTGGTTCAGCTCGCTTACCGATGCTATACTCACCGATATGATTGACAATGTTATGGCCTTCTTCGGTCTTCAGCTTACATGTCTGCATACCAAGTTGCTGCAATGATTTTGCTACAACATATTCGCTCAAGTTCTTCTCGCCTACTGATTCGGCATGAGGAAGATCTACTATGGCGCGCGGAAAAACACTTGCCAAACTCCAAAAATATGCCTCAGAAAGTTCGCCACGGTATTTTCCAAGTGTAATGTCTGTTTCATAAGCCTGCGTTTCCTCTTCAAAGTCATACCATTTCTGTCGTGTCAAACATACCTGAGAAACGTTACGATAATCATGTAAGATCTGAGTCATGTCGAGCATTCGAATCGGACAGTTGAATGTCACATCATCTTCTGACAGATACACATAGTCATAATCTCGTTCTCTTAGCAGTTCGAAGGTTCTATTCCATACGTATGGCAAACCCATATTCTGTTGATGTAAGAAGATCTCAGTAAAGCCAAAATTCTTGGCCAACTCGAACATCGTGCCATCATGACGACCTTTTGGCATGTCGTCGATAAAGATGCCTTCGACTTCACAACCTTCAAAGTTTAACATGTCTCGCTGAGATTTGAGTGTAGGAATCAGATACTCGAGACGATTCGTCGACCATATTACTTTACAAACTTTCATCGCGCTTGCTCCGTATCAAAGAAGAATGTTTGAAACAGACGACCATCATATAGATCTTTACCGAAGTAATCTAAGCTGGCATGGAAGAGATCGCCGCTATAAAGAATCAATCGATTGTATTTGTTGCCTACAATATCAATCTTATCCCACTTGGTATAGTCATATGCCTCGTGTTCGTTTGTTGGAGCTCGATACTCGCCTGTTTCTTTATGTCGAAACATTCCTGTGCCTGCGGTATGTGGTGCATCTGGTGACAAGTAACATACACCAGCCCACATACTCGTATGATCGCAATGGATCCACGTTCTATCTGAAGCAGTAGCGTATTGAAAAGCACCAGTGTAACCCGAGTCTTCGTGCCAATTGGTAATCTTTCCAATCGGATTCATCCAATGCTGAATGCAGTCCTTGACATCTTGTGTCATGAACGAAGGTGTTCGTTTTCCTGGATAGTTGCCTGTGACGCTAAAGTCTTGTGTAAGAGCAAAGGCTCTGACCGCGTCGGGATTAATATAGAAGTTATCGATAATCATCAAGTCTAAGTTCATAATATTTCAAGTCCTCATGCTGTACTCGTTGTATTTATACGGCTTATAAATAGCCAGACACATAAATATAATAAAGAGGTATTCGATGGCCATTCCTACTACAAAAGCAACATTTAAAGAGTATTGCCTTCGTAAACTCGGCAAACCAGTCATTGAGATCAATGTCGACGAAGATCAGGTAGATGATCGTGTTGACGAAGCTTTACGTTACTGGTATGACTATCACTTTGATGGTTCTGAAAGAGTATACTACAAGCATGCTATCACGTCAACTGACGTAACAAACAAGTATATCACTCTTCCAGAGAATATCATTGGCGCTGTCAGCATCTTCTCGATGGGTGATCCTTCGATTCGTTCTGACGACCTCTTTAATATTCGCTATCAGATCGCACTGAACGACCTCTATACTCTGACTAACGTATCGCTTGTTCCATACTACATGGTGATGGAACATCTTGCTCTGATGAACGAGCTTCTTGTCGGTAAACAGCCGATTCGTTATTCTCGCCATAAAGATCGACTACACGTTGATATGGATTGGAATACAGTTGCTGTCGGCGAATTCTTACTCGTCGAAGCTTACGAAGTAGTTGATCCAGAAACATGGACAGATGCTTATAACGATCGTTGGCTTCAGAACTATGCTACGACTCTGATCAAAGAGCAATGGGGTTCGAACCTTACGAAGTTTACAGGCATGACTTTACCTGGAGGAGTGCAGTTCAACGGAGAGAAAATTTATGATGATGCTGTGGCCGAAAGAAAAAAACTCGAAGACGAGATGATTTCTTCTTATTCTCTGCCGGTTCTCGATATGATTGGATAATACATGTCGACCAATTTCTATTTCAACAACTTTACAAATAGCCAAGAGCAGGTCTTAATTGAAGATCTGGTTCTCGAGTCTATTCAAATTTATGGGCATGATGTATTCTACTGTCCTCGTACACTCGTAGAAAAAGACGAAATCTACGAAGAAGATGCATTATCACAGTACAACAGTTCTTACTTAATTGACATGTATATTCGTAGCTATGAGAGTTATGAAGGTGACGGACAATTCTTGTCGAAGTTTGGTCTTGAAATCAGAGATCAGGTTACATTTACCGTGTCCGTTCGTAACTTTATGAATGAGATTGGCTCAGTAGAAATGATCGATCGTCCTCAAGAAGGCGATCTCATTTATCTTGCCATGGCAGATCGTTTGATGTATGTCAAATACGTCAATAAAACTCCTGTCTTCTATCAGATGGGCGCCATTCAAATGTATGATCTCGTTTGCGAGATGTTTGAATACAGCAGCGAGCAGTTAAATACTGGCATTGAAGCCATTGATAGCATTGAGAAATTAAGCAGCCTCAGCCTCGACGAATTTGGAATCTTGACGAATGACGGTTTACTTCTGGTTACTCAAGAAGGAAATCCTATTATACAAGGCAGCTATGATTTTGGCACACAAGCCGGAGATGCATTCGAAGATAATATGGAGTTTGAGACAGGCGGCGACAGCATCCTTGACTGGACACAAATCGATCCGTTTAGTGAGGGACAAGTATAATGTTTGGAAGAACATGGAATCATGACAGTTTAAGAAAATACATCATCGTATTTGGAACTGTCTTTAACGATATCTATATTAATCGCTTGAGCAATGCCGGAGAAGTGCTTCAGACGCTGAAAGTTCCTTTGACATACGGTCCAAAAGACAAAGTGCTTTCAAGACTCGAGCAAAGTCCAAGACTCGATAATCAAGTTGGTATCATTCTTCCTCGTATTTCTTTCGAAATGACGACCATGGAGTATGATCCTACTCGTAAGTTGAATACTCTGAATAAACTGACGAAGCAATCTACTAATGCAGGCACAGACGACGAAGTCAAATATCAGTATCAACCTGTTCCATATGACATGCAGTTCGAGATGAACATCTTGGTCAAGAATGCTGAAGATGGCACTCGTATCGTAGAGCAAATAGTTCCGTACTTTACTCCTGATTTTACAGTGAGTGTCAATCTTGTTCCTGAAGTCGATGGCCCACGAGACATTCCTATCATTCTAAATAGTATCACTTCTCAAGATGAATATGAAGGTAGCTTTGAACAAAGAAGAGCACTGATCTGGACGCTTAGCTTTACGATGAAAGGTTACTTGTATGGACCAACGAAGAAATCAAAATTAATCAAACTCGCAGAAACAACGTTCAGACTTCCAGAAGATGTCGAGACAGGAAACACCGATAATACCGCCAATACAATAGTCGTGGCTTCGAGACCTGGACTTACTGCGAACGGACAACCTACTACCAACACTGCTTTAAGTATTTCATATGAAGATATTAAGAGCACGGATAACTATAGCATTATCAATACAATTACTGAGAATATCTAATGAGCAATGAACTTGATAAATTTTTAAACATCGCCTCTGGCGATAACTTACCAGCTGTGATCGAAAAGAAGATGAGCACTCAAGTCTCGGTAGACTTTGAATATGCTCGCGAGAACATGATGGAAGTCATCAATAAGGGTCAAGAAGCACTCTTTGATCTAATGGATGTGGCCAAACAAAGTCAGCATCCTCGAGCATATGAAGTCTTGGCAACCATGATGAATACCATGGTGGCAGCAAGCAAAGACTTAGTCGATCTTCAGGCAAAAAAGAAGAAGATCATGGAAGACGATCCTTCGGCTTCTCCTCAGCAAGTCACAAACAATCTCTTCGTCGGCTCGACAGCAGAGTTACAGAAATATCTGAAGCAGCACAAAGATGGCGAGTGAAAACTATCTCGGGAATCCGAGACTTAAAAGAGCAGACACAAAGGTCGAGTATACTCCCGAACAAGTCGCAGAGTACATTAAGTGCTCTGAGGATCCGATCTACTTTATCTTAACTTATTGTAAGATCGTCAACATCGATAAGGGTCTGATCATGTTCCCGCTCTGGGAATTCCAGAAGGAAATGATCCTCGCCTTCGAAGCCAATCGATTCGTTATCTGTAAGATGCCTCGCCAGGTTGGTAAGACAACTACTGTTGCCGCTTACTTACTTTGGAAGATTGTATTCAACGAAGAGTATTCGATCGCTATTCTGGCCAACAAAGACAGACAAGCGCGAGAAATCCTTGGTCGTATTCAGTTAATGTTTGAGCATCTTCCGAAGTGGCTTCAGATGGGTGTGACTGAATGGAATAAGGGTAACATTAAGCTTGAGAACGGATCTGAAATCCTTGCCTCAGCTACTTCATCATCTGCTATTCGTGGTACGTCTCAGAACATGGTTTACCTCGACGAGTTTGCCTTCGTTCCGACCAACATTCAAGACGAGTTCTTCGCGTCGGTTTATCCTACCATTTCATCTGGTCAAAGTTCGAAGGTTCTGGTCACATCGACTCCAAATGGTATGAATATGTTTTACCGCATTTGGACCGAGTCCGAAGAAGGTAGAAATGCTTATGCTCGTGTCGACGTTCACTGGTCACAGATTCCTGGCCGTGACGAAGCATGGAGAGAACAGACGATCAGTAATACGTCTGAAGAACAGTTCAGACAGGAATATGAGTGCGAGTTCCTTGGATCTTCGAACACTCTGATCCATCCTACCAAACTTCGTAATATGGTCTATAAACATCCGATTGCACAGGCAGACGGTGGACTCAAGATCTACGAAGAGCCAGAGCCAGATACAATTTATGCTATCGTAGTTGATACTTCTCGCGGAGCCGGAGCCGACTATTCTGCTTTCATTGTCGTCAACGTATCGACGATGCCTTATCGACAAGTAGCAGCATATCGAAATAACCTGATATCGCCGATGATCTATCCGAACATCATCTATAATGCGGCCATCAAATATAACGATGCTCTTGTTCTTGTCGAAACAAACGATATTGGTCAACAAGTAGCTGACATCTTGCACTACGATCTTGAGTATGACGGCGTTCTCGTGACTGCAAATAACGGCAGAACGGGTCAAAGTCTGTCAGGCGGTTTTGCTACGACGACTCACTATGGTGTCAAGACTACGAAGCAGGTGAAACGAGTTGGCTGTGCCACACTCAAGACTCTCGTCGAATCTGATAAGTTCTTGATCTATGACTATGACACTATCTATGAGTTGACTCGCTTCTCGCTCAAGAATAGTTTGAAAGGCAACCAGTCATACGAAGCAGAAGACGGTAACGATGACATGGCCATGTGTTGTGTTCTCTTTGCTTGGTTGACTACGCAGCCTTATCTGAAAGAAATTACGAATATTGATATTCGTATGCAAATTTACGAACAGAATGAGAAGATGCTTGAGCAGCAGATGCTTCCATTTGGACTCATGAGTACAGGCGACGATCAACACGATGAAGAAGTAAACGAATCACTCTTCGATGGTGGACCAAAAGATGATTTCTGGGTTGCCAAGAAGATGGGATTCTTTGAGGGGAACTTTTGATATGGATGATTATAATTTTGATATAAAACGCATGTTAAGAGCATTGAAGCCAGCGTTATCACATCCTACAAACGGATTGATTTTTATTGCTCAAGTAGTTAGATATGGAAGTGGACCTTCTCTGAAGTATACATATAAAAAGATGCTGGAATCTCGACTCGGCGGAGAAATGGCTTTTAGTAATGAAGAAATTTCAAGCTATATTCCTACACTTTGTGATCGTCCAGAAGGTTCTGTTGGAAGAGTTTCTTATGAAAAGTTTAAAGAACAACAAATAAATGTAGTAAAAGTCAGCCGAAGACAGACAAACGACAAGTGGATTGAAGCCAAACACCCATATAGTTGGATGGCTAGACGTTATAGGGATACTCATGATATTTGGCATATTCTTACTGGTTATCCAACAACAGTAGATGGAGAAATGTGCATTACTATGTTTTCGTTTGCTCAAACAAGAGCTTTAAGTTGGCTGACTATTAGTTTGACTATTCTTTTTAATGTAGGAGGACCATTAGGATTAAGAAATCTTACACCTACACATCTTAAAATGTTATACGAAGCATATCGAAATGGTAAAAAAGCTAAGTTCTTACTTGCAGAAGATTATGACAAACTACTATCTGAAAATTTACAAGATGCTAGGGAAAGATTAAATATCAGAAGTCCACGCTTTTTTATAGATAAATCCCCTAATTTAATGAAGTTATAAATAAAGCAAATGCAACTTATATGACTAACCTTTAAAGGGAGATAACAATGGCGTTTCAAGTCAGCCCAGGAATTAATGTTTCTGAAATTGATCTTACAACAACTGTTCCGGCACTTGCGACTACGGTCGGTGGTTTCGGCGGAGTATTTCGTTGGGGACCAGTAGGAAAGTTTGTTCTTGTAGATTCAGAAAATACACTCGCAAATCGCTTCGGTAAACCAACTTCAGACAACTACGAAACGTTTTATACGGCTGCAAACTTCCTTTCTTATGGAAATGCTCTGTATGTTTCGCGTGCTGCGACCACAACAGGTTTTGCAAACACTTCAACTATTACTCTTGACGGTGACGTATCGCTTGCCGCTAATGGTACTGCTCTTGGTCTTACAGCTGGACTTCGCGTACAAGGTGATGGCATTGCAGAAGATACTTTTGTAACAGCAGTAACTAACAGCGCTATTACAATTTCAAAGGCAGCAACCGCAAGCGCTTCAGCACTTCTTTCATTCTTTGCTAATGCTACGACACTTTCTGCTTATGCTGGTAATACAGCTGCAGTTGTTGCATCAAACGTAGTTATTCGCAACTCAGAAGAGTTCGAAAACAAAGGTGCAACGAACACAGCATTTACAGGAACAGAGTTCGTAGCTCGTTATCCTGGTGCACTCGGTAACTCGCTGAAGGTTTCGATGTGCGATAGCGCAACACAATATGCCGAAACAGTTACATTCGAAACTAATACCACTTGGGGTTCAACAACTGCAAACACATATGCTCTTGCTGATCTTACAAGTGCCACTATGTCGATCGCCGTAGGCAGCAACACTGCTAACGTTGTCTTCGTGTGGTCAGGTGATGATTTCGCCGATCGTGTAGCTGCTTCTGCAGGTGCTCGTGCAGTCGGTTCGAACGGCGTATCAGCCAACTTCATCTCGCTTGCAACAGCAAACACGCTGTTCACCAACGGTGATACAGTATGGTATGCTAAGGGAAATTCTTCGACTGCGAATAGCATTCAAGGTTTATCAGAAGGTACATCGTACTTCATTACTGGAGCGAATACAACCGGCTTTACTCTCTCGTTAACATCTGGTGGAGCAAACGTTGCCATCTCGAATGGCGCAGCCAACTCGGTTGTTTATTTTACAAAACAATCAGCGACTGACCTCGGTCTTACTCTTGCACAAGCTCGTCTTGCAGTGACCGCACTCAAAGATAAGATCACTGTCGGCGATTATATCGAAGTTGGTAATACTTCTATCGGTAAGCAAAACATGAAGGTCACTTCAGAAGGCGCACAAGCCGATGACGGTACGAACATCTTCTTCAATATCGGTTTCGATACCACATGGAACAAGTCAACTAACTTCAGCGGTACTTCATTGAAGCGTCAATGGGAATACTTCAACGTTGTCGAGTCTGCTCCTGGTGTATCTTCATCGATGACAAACGCAGGTCGCACTGTTACTGACGAAGTTTCAGTTGTTGTAGTTGACGAAGACGGTCTGATCAGCGGAACACCTGGTCAAGTTCTTGAAATCTACCAAAACCTTTCACGTGCAACAGATGCCAAGAAAGATGACGGTACGACTAACTACTATAAGACTGCAATCAACGACTTCTCACGTTGGATTTGGGCTACAAACGATCGTGATGGTGCAGCTTCTAATACTCTGTCAAACGTTGCTAATTCTACTAACACGACAACTTACACACGTTCGTTCGTTCGTGGTACAGACGGCGCTAACGAAAGCACAGTGTCGATGGCAGCTCTTGGTTCTGCATATGATCTCTTTGCAGATGCAAGCACAGTCGATGTTTCTCTTATTCTTCAAGGTAAGGCAATCGGAACTAACGACGTTCAGCTAGCCAACTATCTGATCGATAACATTGCAGAAGTTCGTAAGGATTGCGTAGTATTCGTTTCTCCTGCATATTCTGATGTTGTAGGTATTAACGTAGAAAACCAACAAGCACAGAACATCGTAGACTTTAGAAATGCTTTGCGTAATACTTCATATGCATTCCTCGATTCTGGTTACAAGTATCAGTACGATAAGTATGCAGATGTATATCGCTACATTCCACTGAACGGTGATATGGCAGGCATTACTGCACGTAGCGATAGCGTAAGAGATCCTTGGTTCTCACCGGCCGGTTTCACCCGTGGCCAAGTAAAGAACCTTGTAAAGCTTGCTTTCAGCCCAAGCAAATCTGAAAGAGATCTTCTATATAAGAACGATGTCAATCCAGTTGTGACATTCCCAGGCCAAGGCACAGTTCTTTATGGAGACAAAACTCTTCTAGGTCGTACAAGCGCATTCGATCGTATCAACGTACGTCGTCTGTTCATCGTTCTTGAAAAAGCGATCGCTACAGCTTCTAACTCTACATTGTTCGAATTCAATGACGAATTCACAAGATCGCAGTTTAGAAACCTTGTAGAACCTTACCTACGTGACGTTCAAGGACGTCGTGGAATCGTTGATTTCCGCGTGGTTTGTGACGAAACAAACAATACTGCTGAAGTAATCGACAGTAATAGATTTGTTGGAGACATCTACATCAAGCCTGCTAGGTCGATCAACTTCATTCAGCTAAACTTCGTCGCCGTAAGATCTGGTGTCGAGTTCAATGAAATCGCTGGCCAGTTCTAATAAATAAAATAAACCTAGGAGGAAAGTAAATGGCTTTTAATATCAATGAAATGAGAAGCCAACTAACTTACGGCGGTGCAAGACAAAACCTGTTCCAAGTGGATATTTTTAATCCTGCGAACAGTTCTGGAGATGCAAAAACCCGATTCATGTGTCAGGCAGCTCAACTGCCTGGCTCTGACCTCGGTGTCATTCCAGTATTTTACTTCGGTCGTCAAATGAAGTTAGCTGGTGATAGAACATTCGCCGAATGGACAGTTACGATTATCAACGATGAAGACTTCCTGATTCGTAACGCCATGGAAGAATGGTCGAATGCTATCAATCGTCTACAACGTAACGTAAGAGAAATCAATCGTTATAAGTCACAGGCGACAGTTACTCAGTTTGCTAAGGATGGATCGAAGCTTCGTTCATACGATTTCAACGGTATCTTCCCAAGCAACATCAGCCCAATCGAACTCGATTGGTCTACAACCGATCAGATCGAACTGTTCCAAGTTACATTCCAGTACGACTATTGGAATGTTGGAGACAGTGTCACAGGCGACGCCGGCGGTGATTAATAAGTAAAGGGTAATCATTCCCTTTACTTTTTCGTTATTTAAATTGGAGAACCCATGGCCGAGTTATTTGGTTTTGAAATTAAAAGAAAGCAAGAAGAAAAAGAGCTTCCATCATTTGCCCCAAAACAGGACGATGATGGAGCTCTTGTTCTTGCCGAAGGTGGAGCTTATGGCCAGTATGTTGATATGGAAGGTGCCATTCGCACCGAGTCAGAGCTCGTCTCGAAGTATAGAGAGATGGCTCAGCATCCAGACATCGAACTTGCTGTCGATGATATTATCAACGAAGCTGTTGTTATTGATCCAAAGAAAGAAGTCGTATCTTTAAATCTTGACGACTTAAAGCAACCAGACAAAGTCAAGAAACTTATCCTCGATGAGTTTGATAAAGTGCTCGAGCTGCTCGAGTTTAATCAGCACGCCTATGAAATTTTCCGCAAGTGGTATGTCGATGGTAGAATATTCTATCACTTAATGATTGACGAGAAGGCTCCTCGCGAAGGCATTCAAGAACTACGCTACGTAGATCCTCGCAAGCTTCGTAAAGTCAAAACTTACAAGAAAAGAAAAGCTGCCAAGGATTCGAACGTCATTATTCCTGCGACGGGCGAAGAGTTCTATATCTACAATGAGAATGGTTTCGGTAAAGTACCAACTCAGCCTAACTATCAAGATCCTACTACACAAGGCATTAAGATAGCAGTCGATTCCATTATCAACGTATCTTCTGGCCTTGTCAACGTCAAAGGTGACATGGTTCTTGGTTATCTACAGAAGGCAATTAAGCCACTCAACCAGTTAAAGGCGATGGAAGACTCATTGGTCATCTATCGTATCTCTCGTGCACCTGAACGTCGTATCTTCTACATCGACGTTGGTAACCTACCTAAAATGAAAGCTGAGCAATATCTTCGTGATGTGATGACTCGCTTTAAGAATAAGGTAGTGTACGATGCAGGAACCGGAGAGATTCGCGACGACCGTAAGCACATGACAATGCTCGAAGATTTCTGGCTACCTCGTCGTGAAGGCGGTAAGGGCACAGAAATCACTACTCTTCCAGGTGGACAAAACCTCGGACAGATCGACGATATCGTTTACTTCCAACGTAAGCTTTATAAAGCTCTGAACGTTCCTATCTCTCGTCTTGATCCTGAACAGGCGTTCAACTTCGGAAGAGCCACGGAAGTGACTCGTGACGAAGTTAAATTTTCTAAATTCATTACTCGCCTTCGCGCACGATTCTCTGATGTTTTCAATAAGATTCTTGAGAAGCAACTGATTCTGAAAGGTATTATTACCTCGGAAGATTGGTCAGAATTTAAATACAACTTTAAATATGAATTCACAGAAGATAATCACTTTGCTGAGCTAAAGAACACAGAGATCCTTCGCGATCGTATCTCGATGCTTCGCGATGTCGATGACTATGCAGGCAAATACTACTCACACGAATGGATCCGCCGCAACGTTCTTTATCAGACTGAAGAAGATATGGAACAGATCGACAAGCAGATCGCCGATGAAATTGATAATCCTCAATATGCTCCACCAGAAATGGGTCCAGACGGACAGCCACTTCCTCCTGGAGATGCAGGCGTGCCGCCTACCGAGGATGATGCTGCTCCTCTGGCGCCTGGAAAACCTAAAGCGAAAGCTACTTCTATTCCAAATGTACCAGATTTGGTAGGAAAATAAATACATTATAAATAGTAAAAGAATTTTGGAGATTTTATATGGATATTGACGAACTAATTGGAGCAGCTGTCGAACAGCAGCCAACTCGCTTTGCTACAGCGTTTGATGATCTCATGGGTCAGAAGATCGTAGCGAGATTAGAAGACGAGCATACCACATATGCTCAACAAATGTTTGCTTCTGACGAACCTGAAGATACCGATGAAGAAGAATTCGAAGATGATTTGGATTTTGACATCGACGACGAAGAGTTCGAAGATGAGTTCGAAGACGAAGAATTTGATATAGAAGATCTCGACCTAGAAGATTTAGATTTAGACACAGAGGAAGAAGACGACGATGGCGAAGACGCTTAAAGATTTCTTAAATGAAAGACAGCTTGGGCCGATGGTCGTCAAGAATCCTGACGAGCAGAAGTTCATTGACAAGCACGTAGTTGCAAAAACTGACGATCGCAACGGCAATGACGACGAGCTTTTTAAAGGCTCGAAGGTCAAGATGGCTGATCGCAAGAAAGATCGTAAGGGTTACAATCCTGGCGAAGATGAAGAAGTTTACGAAGAGCTGAAAGGCAATCAGCACAAGATCGATGCCAATCATAATGGCAAGGTCGATGCTCATGACTTCAAACTTCTACGTTCGAAGAAGAAAGTTGCTGAGGAAGCTGAAGAGCTAGAAGAACTTTCTCACGCTACCCTACGCGGTTATCGCATGAAAGCAAAGTCAATTGCTGACAATGAAGGCGGTAAGGATCGTACCGCGAGCCGCGATCTTGCAGGTCGTAAGTCATACGGCGGCAGAATGGCTGGTATTGAAAAAGCTAAAGTGATGGCTAAAGAAGAAGCCGATCAGATTGACGAACTCAGCGAACCTACTGTACGCACTTATTATAATAAGGCTGGCGAACAAGGCAAGAAGATAGCCGATAAGATGAAGATAGGCGGAGGAGATTGGTCAAAGGACGGATCAGATACTAAGACTCTGAAGAAGCGTGCAGCTGGTCGTACGATGGCTTTGAAGCGCCGTAGTGGCGAAATGAAGATGTCTGAAGAAGCTGAGCAGATCGATGAGATCTCGGCTGAAAAGAAAGATGCATACGCACAAAAAGCTGGTAAGCAACTTGGCGGTTTGTTTGCAAAAAGCAATAGTGCTGATGGAGCTCGCAAGTACTACAATCGTAAGAATGCTGTTCGTAAGATTGCCAACGAAGAAGCCGAGCAAGTCGATGAAAAACTCGACATGAAGAAAGCTTCGATGGGAACCGTAGTCAAGGATTTCCAAAAGTCTGATGCTCCTCAGTTCCAAGGCAAGTCACAGAAGAAGCGCCAAGTCATGGCGATCGCCGCTAAGCTTTCAGCAGAGCGTGGTGGCAAACCACTTCGCAAAGAAGAGCGTCTACTTGCCAAGCTTGCTGACATTTCTGAAACACACAAGAGAACGATGGTATCGGTCTTTGAAAAACTCAACGAAGATAACCAACGTGAGTTCATGCTAGCATGCGATACAGCAGAAGGCATCGAGCAAATGTTGGACTTCTCTATTCAACACAGAGGTGAATAATGGCCGTAACAGTTTCAAATAGAAAAAATGCCTCGTTCGTTCTTCACGTCTCTGCTGCGAATTCAGGCAACGTAGTTGTCTCTGGCAACAGCACGACGACTAACGTTGCCGGAACATCTACATGCATTGCTACCGGTGACGAAGTTATCTCAGGTGCATACATCACTCAAGTTGTATGGGGTACTGACGGCGTCGGTTCGATCCAAGTTCTTAGAGGTTCAACTCTCGTAGCAGTATACGATTCTACTGGTCAGAAGGATTATGCAGGTTGCGGAATTCCGCTCAATGTAAATCCTACTGCAAACTTAGTAGTTAACTTCGTTGGTTCATCTAACGCTTACTGCATTGTTGAGCTGCAGAAACTAGGCACCACTTCAGAATATTTGAGATAAGGTACTAACATGAAGCTAATCACAGAAGTTGTAGAAGATCTGAAATGTATCACAGAAGCTCGTGAAGACGGGAAGAAGAACGTATACATCGAAGGTATCTTCTTACAAGGAGGCATTAAGAACCGTAACGGTCGTATGTATCCTGTAGAAACCCTTGAAAAAGAAGTTAATCGTTACGACGAAACTTACATTCAGAAAGGCAGAGCTCTTGGCGAGTTAGGTCATCCTGACGGTCCGTCCATTAACCTCGATCGTGTATCTCACATGATCACTTCTTTGAAGAAAGAGGGCGCCAACTTTGTAGGTCGTGCTAAGTTGATGGATACTCCAATGGGTAACATCGCCAAAGGTCTCATCGGAGAGGGCGTAAAGCTCGGTGTATCTTCCAGAGGCATGGGTTCGTTGAAGCTAAATAGAGAAGGCATCAACGAAGTTCAAGACGATTTCTATTTGGCCACAGCTGCAGATATCGTAGCAGATCCTTCTGCTCCAGATGCATTCGTGAATGGCATTATGGAAGGCGTAGAATGGGTTTGGCAAGATGATCTGTTAGTTGCAAAGAAAAATGCACAGAAGATGTTAGAGCAAACTGTGCAAAATATTGAAAGCGCATCTTTTTCGAAGCAGCTCGATGCTAAAAAGTTTGAAATTTTTGAGAACTTCCTCAATAAAATTTCTAAAATCTAACTTAGAATAAATAAATAAAATCTACAAGGAGTCAAAAATGTCAAATAAAGATACGAGTGAAATCGTTCAAGACGGTATCGATGAATCTGCTGGTTCGGAAACATTGAAGCCGAATCCAACACGCGCAGAGATGCTAGCTACTTTTAGCTCGCTTCTTGCACAACTGAAGGGTGAAGATCTTTCGCACTTCTTTAACGATTCAATCAAGCAATATAGTGCTGATGGCGTTCCTTCAGCGACTGCTCCTGGTGGAGCTCCTGCTATTGGTAAGATGCCAATGCCTACGCTGAACGCAGTGAAGGAAGACATCAACGAAGTATTTGATGGCGAAGATCTTACTGAAGAAGCAAAAGAAAAGTTTTCAACAATCTTCGAATCAGCTGTATCAGCTCGCGTTTCGATCGAAGAAGCTCGTCTCGAAGAAGAATTCGCTACGAAGCTCGACGAAGCAGTAGAAGAAGTAAAAGAAGAGATCACTACAAAAGTCGATCAGTACCTCGACTATGTAGTAGAATCGTGGATGGAAGATAACAAGCTTGCTATCGAATCCACAGTCCGCGCCGATATTGCAGAGAACTTCATGGAAGGCCTCTACAATCTGTTTGCTGAATCATACATCACAGTGCCTGAAGAGAAGCTTGATGTAGTCGGTGAATTGAAGGCACAACTCGAAGAGCTAGAAGCAAAGCTCGACGAGTCTATAAACACGCAATTAGAACTACAGTCAGTCATCGACGAAGCTACAATGGAAGCAACGTTCGACGAAGTGTCTGAAGGTCTTGCTGCTACACAGGTAGAAAAGCTTCGCACACTTGCAGAAGGTATCGAGTTCACAGATAGCGAGTCTTATGCAAAGAAGCTCGACATTCTAAAGGGCAAGTACTTCTCTGAAAAGAAGGAAGTTAATACTGGCGTTATTTCGGAAGAAGCAACAGAAGGTCTTAACGAAGAAACTAAGCCTAAAGCAGTTGGTGAAATGGCAAACTATGTCAGCGCGATTTCGAGAACCAAAAAGTTTTAATTTGATAAATAATAAACAAATCCTAAGGATAAAGGGAGAATAAAATGTTAGCTGAGGAACTAAATACCAAGTGGAAGCCAGTGCTCGAGCACTCGGATCTTCCAGAAATTACAGATGCTCACAAGCGCCTTGTCACAGCGACAGTGCTTGAGAACACAGAGCGTGCGCTTCGCGAGGCTGCTGGCCAAGGTAGCTCACAGCAAATGCTTGGCGAAGGTGACGGTCACGTCAACTCCGTAGGCAGCGGCCAGGTTGCAAACTTCGATCCAGTACTGATTTCACTCGTACGTCGTTCGATGCCAAACCTTATCGCTTATGACGTTTGCGGCGTTCAGCCAATGAACGGTCCAACAGGTCTTATCTTCGCAATGCGTTCACAATACGCAAACTCGACAGATTCAACTGTTGCAGAAGCATTCTACAACGAAGCCAACACAGGTCACGCTTCGCGTCTCGGTGCTGGTCTTAACGCTGCTAACACAGGTGCTGCTTCAGCAACTGCAGTTGGTGCTAACACAGTTGGTACAGCTCCTGATACTGCAAACAACGCTGGTAACACATACTACAACTACACGATGGGTCTTCTTGTTGGTTCTGCTGAACTTCTTGGCGCTAACAGCTCATACATCTTCCCGGAAATGGGCTTCTCAATCGAGAAGGTAACTGTATCTGCTAAGACACGCGCTCTGAAGGCAGAATACACCCTAGAACTTGCACAAGATCTGAAGGCAATTCACGGTCTTGACGCAGAAGCCGAACTTTCGAACATCCTTTCAGGTGAAATCCTTGCGGAAATCAACCGTGAAGTTGTTCGTTCGATCATCATCACTGCTGAAAAGGGTGCAACTGAAGGAACCACAACAGCTGGTATCTTCGACCTCGACACCGATTCAAACGGTCGTTGGTCAGTTGAAAAGTTCAAGGGCCTTCTGTTCCAAATCGAACGTGAATGCAACAAGATTGCAAAAGAAACACGTCGCGGTAAGGGTAACGTAATCATCTGCTCGTCTGACGTTGCTTCGGCACTTCAAATGGCTGGCGTTCTTGATTACGCTCCTGCGATGAACACATCGTCACTGAACATCGACGACACAGGCAACACATTTGCTGGTGTTATCAACGGTCGCATTAAGGTCTATATTGATCCATATGCTGGCACAAACTTCTTGGTAGTAGGCTACAAGGGTTCGAATCCGTTCGACGCTGGTCTGTTCTATTGCCCATACGTTCCACTACAAATGGTTCGTGCAGTTGATCCAGGTTCATTCCAACCGAAGATCGGCTTCAAGACACGTTACGGAATGGCACCGAATCCATTCGCTAAGGGTACTACAGCTGCTTCGACAACTGCAGTTCTTGAGCAAGATTCGAACAAGTACTACCGTCGCGTTCTTGTTAACAACCTTATGTAATATAAGAGTTGGAACAACCAACCTAAAAACTGGAAGGGGAGTCGAAAGGCTCCCCTTCTTTTTGGCATGTACAATATATAAATAGTGTGTATAATGGGTATTACAGCCGAAGGAAAGATATGACAGCCGTAAATAATATAAACAAAAACTTTCTGTCACCTTTAGGCTATAAGTTTACTTTGGCTCGAGCACCTGCGATTAGCTATAATGTACAGAATGTTCGTTTTCCTGGAGTACAGATGAGTAACGGCGAGAGTCCAACTCCGTTCGTTCCGATTCCAGTCACAGGCAAACTGACTTATAGTCCTCTCGATCTGACGTTTCGCGTGAATGAAGATATGACAGATTATCTCGAGATCTATAACTGGATGGTAGCACTCGCTTCTCCAGTAAGTTTCGATGGATATAAGGCTTTACAGAATTCTCAAGTTGGAGGCACAGCTGCTTTATATTCAGATCTCAACTTACAGATTATGAATAGTAGCATGAACTCGAATATTATGATAACTTTTTATGATGCATTTCCAGTGAGTATTGGAGATATTGAGTTTAATACTACAGATACTAGTGTCAATTATATAGAATGCAGTGTAGAGTTTAAATATCTAAGGTATGATATTACTAAATTATAGGATTTGTTATGAAAATTGATGACATTTATGCAGAATGGGAAAAGGATTCCCAGATTAATCGCTCTGAGCTCGGCGACGAAG